AGCGCTGAAGTGGCCCCGCGATGAATACAAGGTTGACGGCATCGAGCTGGCCTGCACGCTGATCCCAGCCGACATCAAGTACGCCACTTACGAACTGGCACGCGCTCTAGCCAACGACACCGGTGCCATTACGGACGCCACAGGCGAGACCGGCATCTATGAAGCCGTCGAACTCGGTGATATTAAAGTCAAGTACAACAAATCCAGCCAAGCTGTTGGCACCGTCAACAACGTGTTCGATGTTTATCCTTGGCTGCAGTCTTATCTCGGTGCTTATTGCCTTGGAGGTAGCGGCAGCTATCAAGTACGTGTTGTGAGAGGTTAATCATGGCCGGCGGACTCGATGCTGCACTTCGGGCAGCTGCACAAGCAGTAGTTACGGATCTAGGAACAGATCTGGACACAAAGATTACGTACACCCGCCGTCTAACTACCACTTACGACATTGACACGGGGGAACTTACCGAGTTTGAGCGTCCTTACGAAGACATTTACGCACCTATCGCTTTTGTTCGTTCGGACGAAGAAAATGGTTACCAAGAAAACGTAGCTCGTATTTACATCGCACCTGAGCAAATAGGCGGCAATCAACCAACGCTGCAGGATGAAATCACACTGAAATACGCTGACGGCGACAGGGATACCAAGATTCAAGACGTGAGGACGTATAAGGGCGGGCAGACTTACCTTTACGTTGTAACGGTGGTGTTCTAATGACGCTAGTAAACGCCCGCGCCGCTTTTGAAAAAGCGCTGAACACTGCGATAACAGCTGCGGACAGCGACGTGTCTGTTGTTTTCGACAACACTCCGTTCACTAAACCCGGCAAAAACAAAAGTTACGTTTTAGTCAACATTAACTTCAGCCAGTCCACGTACCAGCCGCATGGTGCAGCACTGGATTTTTATAGCGGCACGATCCGCTGTGCAATTTTCACACCCTTAAATCGAGGCAGTGCTGCTGCAGCAGCCGTAGCTGAATCAGTAATTGACGGTTTGACCTCCGTAAATGCTCCGGGCTATACCGACAGCTATTCAACTCGCCCGCACGTAGGGGAGATTTCAGGCCCTACAGCGGTCATAAGTGAAAACACCAGCCATTTTTTGAGTGTTGTTAATTGTCGTTTTTCGGCTACGGCGTAATGGCTAGAGGTATTGGCTGGCTCGCAAAAGATCTGAAGCGCGAGATCGAAAACGCACGCGCCGAAGCCGGCCCCAAGATCGTCGTATCCCTCAAAGAACAAGGCCCTTGGTGGACTGGAACATTTGGCCGCAACTGGGAATTAAGCAGCCAGCCACTCAAGCCCACCAAAGAACGCGAAGGCGGCATCAACGACAGGACAAGACGAGACACAAGCCCTCCTGCAGCACTAAAGCTTCCGCTGGACAGCCCGCTGTATATCGGCAACACGGTTGAGTACGCCGGTTTTGCCGTCAACAACCCTCTAGCCTTCCGGGAAGGGGTGACATACGAAGAACACGGCCAGTTTTTCGAGCTGACCGCTAAGTACCAAAACCCCGACTGGTTCAAGGTTTATACAGAAACTGAAGAAATTCTTGGCGACATCAGCGATGTATTTGTGGCCAGAGGATTTAAGCGCGCTGTATAGTGTAATAGTCAAGTCCAATTTTTATGGCTGGTACAAGAGCAATCGACAAGCTGCGGAAGGCGTTTAGCGTCGAAGCCCGCAACAGCTACACAATCAAAGATGGCGACGAAGTTGTCCTGAAGGTGTTTTGGCGTCCTTTGACGATCGCTGACCGCGACCGTATCAACGACGTGATCAAAACCCTTAACAAGGGCGACGACGAGAACAGCCTGGAGTTTGCGCTCCAGACCATCATCCAAAAGGCTGAGGACGAGGGTGGCGCCAAGCTGTTCAGCCAAGGCGACCGCGCCGCACTGCGCAACGAACTGCCGATGGCAATTCTGTTGGACATCATGACCAAGATGCAGGGCATGGCAGAGGGGGTCGAGCCGGAGGCCGTCAAAAGCGCAGATTGATAAGGACCCGCAGCTTTACCTGCAGTTCTTTATCGCGGAAACCTTGGGCATGACGCTGGCCGAATTACGCCAGCGCATGTCCACGGAAGAGCTGTACGCCTGGAGCGCTTACTTGAACCTCAAGTCTGAGCGTGAGGAGAAGGCGTACGAACGCGCCCGTAAGGAGGCCCAGTACCGCAGAGTTCGCTAATCTGGATCTACTAGGCGGGCGTTTTCTGTGGCTGGCGTCGACTATCAAGTAAATATCAAGCTGAACGCCAAGCCGCTCGACGATCAGCTGAAAACTCTTGAAAAGAGAGTAAACGACCTCAAGAAAAACCTTGCTGCACCCTTACGAACAGAAGAGCGTGCCGCCAAACAAGCCGCTGCAAGTGCCGAAAAACGTGCACGTCTTGAAGATCGGGCCGCAGCTGCACAAGTAACACGAGTAAATTTAGGTCAACGATTAAATCGCCTCGAAGAAAAAGGTATCAATGTAAGTAAAGGGCGAACAATTATTAACCGCTCTTTGAAAGCGTATGAAGAAGGACGTATTCAAACAGCCCGAGCGCAAAACAGCCTGGCACGTACATATATCACGCAGTTAGAAAGACAATTAAAGGTTGGCGTAAAAACAGGCCGTATGCAGGCCGAAAACATTGATGCTTTAGCTAAAGCGCAGGTAAAACGTTATACCTTAGACCAGCAAATCCGCCGTTTGGAAGAAGCCGGTGTAAACACAGCAAAGCTACGCGCAAAGCTCGGTGAAGTCACTACAGCGCAAGCACGGCGCCAGTTTGGCAGCTTCAAGCAACTTACAGGCGAATTATCCCTAGCTATCCGCAAAGAGCGCGACAAGCTGGCTCTTCAGCAGCGCCAAACTCGGGAACTGGGAAGACAGGCCAAACTTACATCTAGTACCGCGGCAGGTGGCATTCGTCTAAGGCGGTTAGCTACTAGCGCCAATCCACTTATCAGTCGTCTTGAGGGTCTAACTGCTCCTGCGGGTCAGCTCGCTCTTCCTAGTTCCAGGATGTTGGGAGCCGAAGCGAGAGGTATTCAACGTATTACTACACTAAACGAAAAAGTTACACGTGAAAAACAAGAGCAACTTGCCCTAGAAAACAGGATCCAGCAAGGACAATCAAGACGGGCGAACAAGATAAAGCAGATTCTTCAGTACGAGGAGGATATAAACGCTGTTCGGGCACGTTTCTTAGCCGGTGATCCCAGTGCGTACAGACAGCCCATAGGTCCGGCGCCTGCCTTCAGGGGCATTGCACCCAGTAGTCCTATCGGTGGCGCTCCCAACATCCCTGGATCACCTGCCTTCTTACGTCGCCAACGCCGTATTCAACAAGCGTCTGGGGTGGCACTTGGCGCAGGCTTCCCGCTGTTGTTCGGCGGCGGCCCCGGTTCAATTATTGGTGGCGCAGCTGGGGGTTTAGTGCCTGGACCCGCAGGTTTTGCAGCACAAATCGGCCTTAGCGCCATCGGCCAACAGTTTGACAAGTTGGGCGCAGCTGCTCTCAATCTCGGCAAAGCACTAAACCCTCTTACGTTTGATCTAAAAACCGTTGCTGGCGCGACTGGTATTGCCGGAACAAAAACAGAAGAGTTTTTAGCCAAGATTGAAGAATTTGGCGGTAAAGCAGCCGCTGCTGCCGAAGCATCCAAGTTGATGGCGGTACGTATCGGGAAAGATGCGACAGACGCACTAACCAAGTTCGGCAAAGATGCCCAAACAGTGGGTAATCAGATAAGCATTATTTTTACCAAAGTGCTTGCGGCTATTGCGGCTGCGGCGGGTCCTCTGTTGTCAGCTCTTGGTTCAGGACTTACTCGAATTAACCAACTTGGCGGTTTCAAAGAAAGAGCTGGTTTAACAGGCGCCGACTTAACGGCACAGAAGTTTTTAACTCGCACGGGTCGTCTAACCCCGGGACAGAGAAGAAGTTTTGCAGCAGGTTTGGGACTCGAAGCTACTGCGACTGCCGGACAGATTCGTAAAGCGGCTGAGGCACGCGCACTCACCAGTCAGCAGACATTTGAGAATCAACAAGCCACAGCATTGGAGCAACAAGCACTTCGTTTAGAAGCTGAAGCGGAAGCAGCTAAGCAACCTAAGAAAAAAGGTCGCCGCAGCCGCCTACCCGACCTTCAAGCAGAAGAGAAGAAATTACAAGATTTACTTCACCTGGACCGGGAAATGTTTGAGTTCCGGCGTAATGACGACGTTTTGGGAGTCAGACGTTTAGAGCACCAAATGCGTTTAGTAGAGTTTGCCGAAGAAAAAGCACAGGTACGAGCAAGCGACGTACCAAACGCGGAAAAGCTGCAATCAATAGCGAACATAGATCTGGA